TAAGGTTAGAGACAACCATAATAACATCATCACCCCAATCTATATCTTCCTCTGCTGCGCTACATGCTTTATAGACAATATAGTCAGCGTCAATTAGTAGTTTCATTAGTGGACATCTGCCCAGTTACCTCCGATCTTTCCCTCGGCGGCAATGGGGATTCTGAGATTGTAATAGGATCCAGCGTGTTCCGCGGAAATTTCAAGGTGAGACTTGAGTTCCTCTGAATAGCTCGGATCGCATTCATACTGTAATTCATCGTGGATAAAGGCTAGTTGTGAGCAACAGAAGGGGTTATCATTTGAGATAACCATCCATCGCTTAGCTACAACTCCTGCCGATCCCTGAAGTAAATAGTTGAGTGCTTTGTGTGGAGAATCAACGAGTATTTTTCTACCATCGATACCCTTAACAAAACCTCTATTAGCCGCAGATTTAACTGCACTAAGTAGATCGCTGAGTCCTGGAATCGCCTCAATAAATGCTTCTTTAATTTCTTTCCCTTTAGCTTTCGCTTTTTGGGGTGATAGGAGTCTATCGTAAGAATAGCCAATTTTCTCGTTACCTGCTCCGTACAGGAATGCATAAGTTACCGTTTTGACCAGCTTCCTAGTAATGCCGATCTTGTCAGCGTTGAGCTGGTGAATGTCTCCATTGAGGAGGTTGTCTCCGAAGTAGGTGTCATACCTGGCGAGATAGTGACTAAGCATCCTAAGCTCAATGCCACTAAGATCAGCGCCGACCATAACTTGACCCGGAGTTGCCATAAATAGTCGTCGATAGGTTAAGTCACTGGGTACTTGGGCAAGGTTAGGATTCCGATGAGAACAACGGAAGGTGGCACATCCAATCGAACAATGGTGGTGTAGCCTAGACTTCGTAACAAGCTTCAGCCATGCGTTCACGCCTTCCGACATCATCCCCAGTATCTTGGTTAGTTCCAAGATCCTCAAGAATGTCAAGGCTAGCGTCGTACCATGGGCTGCAAGGATCGTTTCGTCTATGGAATCTTTCCCAGTCGAAGTCGTCGCCGAGCTTGTAAAGTTGTCGTGCTTGCTCAGTATCCATGCTATGTGTTCTCGCGAGGAGGGATTAAAGTCTTTGAGTCTTTGGAAGGTGGCACCTGCCACGTATCCTTGAGTTCTGTTATTTCGTTTTGGAGTGAACTCGTTTCCTGGGACGTAAGGAAACCTGTTCTGAAGTACTTTAGTAGTATCTGAAAGCTCTTTTCGGAGAGTAAGCTCAAGTTCCCTTGCAGTTTCTTCATCAAAGAACCATCCATGTTCCTCTTGCAATTGTAATATGTTAGCAACCTGATGTTCTAGTTGGACGAACTCAGGTAAGGGTGGAAATGATCGCATAGTTTGCGAGTAACAACAACATCTTGCACGCAGTAATTCTGCATGTCTTGAGACCAATCTTTCCAATCGGTGGTCTTACCGAACTCTCCTTTATACTCACCCAAGCGATAGCCGTATGACTCAAGGGAGTGACGACCATATAGTTTGAGTGGCATGTGTGGGAGGTTACGCTTCTTATCGACCTCCATCATATTAGGATGGTATAAGCGTGAAAGGATTAGCGTATCAACCGCTTCAGGCGCTTCAAAGAATGGATACAGCTTGCGTATAACAGGGATATCATAACCAATGATGTTATGACCGACAATACAATCCGCACCTTCAAGATAAGTAATGCCTCGTATAATCGGTTGCTGATCCCCTTCATCATTGTAGATAGTGGTTGTACCATCTGCTGTGTCATAACAGACAATGCAGTGTATCTTGGTAACAGCATGGAGTAAGCCGTCTGTTTCTAGGTCGAAGATAATCAATTCTTACTTCCATTAGCGGGATCGTACGACTCATCAATAACCTGTTCATACCAGGTATCAAATGAATCAGTCGAGCCAGTTGTCGAACTGCACGACACGATCAGCGGAAGAATTAGCAGCAGCAATAGTTTCATGGTGGATTTGCTTTTTAATTTTCTTAAGTTTACGTACTTCGTCTCTAATCTCTTTGTATGCCTCTTTGGTGGGTAGTTTGCCACCCATTTCCATGGAGACAAGGATGTCAACCCTTCTCATAAAGAGTTGAAGAGCATCTTCTAAATTCATTTGCGGTGCCAGACATAAGTCTTATCCACAAACTGAGCACGTTTCACTGCTTCAGGTGTGGGTGGGTTGGGTTTAATGTACATACGACCATAACTAGAAGTCTGTTGTGGGGTCAAACTCTTTAGTTTCATCTTCAGTAAAGCGACAGGTTTCAAGGTTGTACTTTAGTTTGCAGGCGATGCCTGTTTCGCCAGAATAGCGATTCTTGAGGATTCTAACAGTTGTATCAGCGTGTTCAGATCTGTCCTGTTGATCCCTTTCGAGAGCGATGCATGCATCAGAAAGCTGAGCAATTGCCGCACTTCCTCGCAGTTGTCCAAGTGATACACGTGCTCCTTCTTCATGTCCTTGATCTGTATGTGAGCGACGGAGGTGAGACACAAGGAATAATGCTATCCCTGTGCGTTCTACTAATGACCTAAGTCTAGTCATAGTAGTATCAATCATTCTCCGTTCATCCCCGTCCAAACCAGACAGAAGAATAGATAAGTGATCGAGAAAAATAATGCGAGTATCAAGCCCAGTTGCGAGGTACTCAATACGGTTGTAGATGACATCGGGATCATAGGATCCGAAGCCGTCAAAGAGGAATAAGTCCCAGACATTTAGGGTCTTCTCATAAATAGCGGTCAAGTCTTTACGGTCATGCTCACCAATGTGTAGTGGCTTACCTACAGCAGAAGACATTAACCCCAGAGCGGTACGTCGATTTGATTCTTCCAATGCCAGATAACCGACCCGTCCTCCTGTTTGAAGAAGACTAGTCGCAAGCTGCCTGCAGAATGAGGACTTTCCGATACCTGACCCAGCAGTGATCGTAACAAGTTCTCCGTATCGGATCCCATGTAATAGGTTGTCGAGCCCTTTGAGTCCATAGTCATAATCGTTGGGTGGTAGTGGAGTAGTAACAAGTTCTAGTAATGACTTGCCTTCAACAATGCCATCAGGTCTATAAGGTTTTGCATCATAGATGGCACGAGATACAGCTGTTGTATCGTTGTTCTGTAAAGCCTCTGAGGCATCCTTGTAAGCGTCTAGACGAGCAATGCGCACCTTCCCAGGTGGTAGTATCCCAGCGCACTCTTCAGCAGCCTTCCTGCCCGGCTCATCGTTATCAAAGAATAGAACTATGTCTTCATAGCCTTGGAGTAATTCAAGATTGGCTTTAATAGCTTTTTTAGCACTCGCAGCCCCGGCTGGTAATGATACCATCGGCCATCCTGGCATGCACTCAAAACAACTGGCTGCGTCAAGCTCTCCTTCTGTAATGACAATCCGTTTTCCTGTAGTAGGGAATAGATGCTGCGCGAAAAAAGATCCATCAGTGTCTCCTTCGTACCAGAACTGTTTATCTTTTGTTTTGACTTTACAGCCAAGTAGCGAACCAGTTGAGCTGTAATAATAGTGTCTGAGGTATTCTCCATCACGATAGATTTTATACTTCTGACACGTCTTTTGGCTTAAGCCTCGTGTCTTTAGGGCGCGGGCTTCCCCTTGGAGGGTGACCTTCCCTTTCCCCGTGACCCCTTGCGGGTCACACTCATCAGAGGGGTAGTACGTTTCACATGCAAAGCAGTAGGCGTGTCCATCTGAATACACAGACTTAGCATCACTACTGCCACATGTCTCGCATGCATCATGCCTTACGAACTCACTAACCAGTCGATTGGTATCTCCTGAAAGGTTGTCCATAATATGTTGTGTTTGTCGCACCATTGTGCATAGGTAGTTTTAGATTGTTTGCTGATCTTATTGTACGGCGTTTGAAAGATCATACGGATGTCAAGGTCGGGGTTGCATTTCTTGACAGCTAATAGTTTGCGTCTGTCAGCTGCATCCCAATACCCCTTGGCTTCCAACATACGACCACAAGGAAGTACAAAGTCAGGCGAGTAATTGTAACTAATTTGATATGGAACTTTAGTAGACTCGTATTCAAAGATAACTCCAAGCTCATTGAATAGATCAGCTATCCGTTCCTCAAGCTTGGAGCGGTACTTAGTCATTAGAAGTCATCATCATCTACACTGCATGGTGCTGATGGTGTGACATTAGGTTCAGCTGCCTTAAAGCCAGATGTAGTACCAAACAGGTTAGCTACATCCTCAACACTAAGGTCACCACTATCGATACCTGCCTCACTATTAAGAGACACAAGCTGGACACCCAACAGCTTAAGGCTAGTGCCATATGTGACACCATCCTTTAGGATGTAAGGCTTCTGATAGAAGGCTAGCTTAACAGTAGACCCAGAGTAGATAGGAGTATTCTCATCAGTAATGTGAGTACCTTCAGTATCTACAACAGGTACCTTGGTATCCTCATTCCATGAGAACTTAACCTTGTACTTGTCAGGTGCTACCTCTTCCCCTGGC